TTCATAGCAACGTCTTCTACAGTAGAAGAAGTGCATTTATATTTCTGATGTAGTTCTAATATAAAATCCACCACACCTTTTTTACCTATTACATCTCCAGTCACTAAATCTTTACTCCCTATTGTTGGAATACTTCTATGTCTTTCATATTCCATTACATATAAATTGTTATTAGGGTCAATAGATATAACCATAATAACGCTAAAATCTGAATGTTTAGTATTTATATCTGTTGCAGGGTCACATCCTATAAATGTATTAACTGGGATTTGTTCCCCATCTTTGACAATAAAATTAACTCCATCTTTATGTTCATAATATCCATCCCAGTACTTTAGATGCCTTCTAGTCCATACTGCATCTTCCTCACTTTGGACTTCCATCATATATTCTTGGAAGAATTTCTGTGGTTGAGCAGAATCTGCGTAGAATCTTTTCTTTTCTTCTAACTTCTTCTTACTAAAGAAAGATTGCCATAATGCAGACCCATCTTTTGTATATGCTTTATATGTTATTACTTTCCACGCAAATTTCTTGCCATCTTTTTTAGCCCTTGCATGATTTGTAAGAAGGTTATTAATAAAGCTGTCATAATGTACGGGAGTGCCATTAACACGCAAGCGACCAGTATGAGGCTCAATCGCAGGATATATGACGGCAGTGACAAGATTTGCATTTTTGTCCCTAGCCTCAGGCGTGATGGTATTTGCTTCATGCTCAAAATCGTCAAGAACGATAAGGTCATATCTCTTATGTAATTTTGCGCCACCTCTAATCCCTGCAACATTACTTTTACTAATAAGTTTACATCCGTTCGATAACTCAATGTCTTCCTCCGTCCATTTTTTACCTTTTAATTCACCGAAATAATACCTTATTCTATCATTATATTCCAAATGATGTTTTATGTAGTCCATATTCCCTACTGATAGCTTCTGAGTAGCTGATACCCAAGCATAGAATAAAAAGTCCCCATCTTTAGTATCACAAAAAAGAAAGTCCTTTAATATTGATGCTTTTGTTAATACTGTCTTTCCATGACCTCTCGGTATAATGATAGCAGTTTGTTTAATATTTAAATCATCAATAGCATCTGCTATCTCATAATGGAAAAATGGAGTTTCGCTTCTCATAAAGTCATCTGGCAGAAATAATTTACCAAATGCTATTAAATCTTTATGAGCTAGTTGTAGAGTTTCTTCAGCTTCTGTAACATTTTGTGAATTAATATTCACGCAGAAGGTTTTGTCTTCTTATTAAGACTTCTTTTATATGCTTCAAATGATGAGTAGCCTGATAAAGTAGCTATCATCATTTTCAAATGTCTAATTTGAAACATATTCCATTCAACTACCAATTCTTTCTTTGTTTCAAAAGGATGTTGAATTATTTTTAAGTCCAAATCTGATGATATTACATTACCACTCTTGTCAAGTTTTCCCTTAAGTTTCCCCTTTTTAATTAAATTGGCTTCAGCAGTTTTTATAATTTTCCACATAGCATCCTTATCTCCTTTGTCAGCAGCTTCTGATAATTTTGACCACTGTTGTCGATGGCGTACATCTGCTTTAGCGGAAATATTTCTATCAAGAAGACTTTCACTCTTTCTAGCAATAATTTTTTTCCCTTTAGCCCCTTTATAAGCATTTCTTAATAAGAAATACAGAGAATCCATTGTCAAAGAGCCTTCTTCAAAATATGCATTATTTGGTATTTGGTCGCTAAACTGCATACTTAGCCTTGCTGCCGCTTTTTTGCCTGCCGTCCCAGACTTCTCACGAGTAAAGAACATAAAATTACTTACTTTATATTTTGCCCCAAATGATGTTGGCTTAGCCAATTTTTCTACTGTATAATCTAAATATGCAAGACCATTCATAGTTTCTTCGGGAGCCCATGATGCAGGAACTTTATGCTGTAACTTTACATTAAAAATATTAGGGACTTCAGGATTAGATGAAATCGTCATATCAAAATCTAAATTGCCTTTTTGAGCGCCTTTAAATTGTTTTTTGAAACTAACAAACTGACCTTCATCTACATCATCCCCAAACCTTTCGAGTACTTCTTTATTTTTCTTATCTATTTTAGCCCATCCTTGACTCTTTGCTACCTTTGGATTAATGTTATCCCACAATTTTAAATTTTCAATTTTAATATTTTTAGCATCCATCGAACCAAATTTTCTATTTATTGCTCTAATCATTTTTAAAAAATTCTTACTATAACTATATTCTATTTTTTCCCCATAATCATAACTTGTATCACTCATTTTAAATGGTGCTTCTGACTTTTTATCAAGATATAAGGATTTTCTACTCGGAGACCCTAACCCCCCAACAATGTCTTCTTCCATCCCTGAATGTATTTTAGCCACAGCCCCACCAGCTCCCTTAGAAGCAGCTTTTTGAGCTCTAGTCGCTTTGAAAATAGTTCTAATAGGAGCAGTAAGTGGTCTTATAAATCCTCCAGCCATTCCCTCTACAGGGTCACGAGGAAGCATATCCCCAAGAAACTTTATTGTATCATCCTGTTTTTCTTTTCTCTCCTGAGAAATAGGAGTTCCATCAGGATTCCTTCTACGCCATCCAAATTTTTCATTTAAGAAATTACCTAATTGCTGCACTCTCTCAAGGACTATTTCTCCAGGATTTTCTATCCGACCTAGTTTATTCTCTTCAGCTATTCTTTGTAGTTCAGGGTCTTCATTCCTCAATGCATCCCCTATGCTATGCAATAGGTTTGGTTTAGTTGCCACGAGACGACTTCCAACTCCAATTCATTTTAGTAATACTTGTATTACTTTTCTTTACTCTGTACGGGAGGATTATCTTTATATTTCTTTTCAAGGTATTTTTTGAACTTTTTTTCATGCTTCATCCATTCAACATATGTAGAAAACACTGATTCTACGCTAATTAATCTATTATTTAAATTGTTTATTGCCATAGTAATTTCTTTTACGGCATCATTAAGGTAGTTTTTAGGTAGTTTACGCTTTGCCATGGTCTATTTTTAAAGGAACCTCCATTTTTTCTATGATGTTAAACATTTTTTTAAGATAGTTAACATCTCTTGTGTTAAGATTATGTAAATAAACAGGTATTTCTTTTCTCAAATCTTTCAGTTCTTTTATTGACTTATCTAGTTCCATTATCTTTCTTTTAAGAGCTCAGGCAGTTTCCATGAACCTTCTCCAAATTTAAGAGCTCCTTCTTTATCTTTCCCAAAATTAAAAACTTCACCCCTTGATGACGCTTCTCCATAAGCTCCTTTTATATCATCTTCACCATATTCTTTCCATCCACCTTCCCAATCTTTTTGCTTTTTATCATGGAATAATGTTGGGAAAGACTCCCAATCACCCGTTTTAGGATTCTGTTCTGTACGCATTCTAACAGTTGAATGGCTTCCATCTTTATTTAAAAATTTATTCTTACCCCTTAATCCTCTTGCTTTAAAAGCATAATCAGAATATAGTCCTTCTTTCTTTATATCTACATTTGTTTTATCTGCAGCTGCATTCATTGTATCAAAAGCTTTATCATTTACATTTGCCATTTTAATTCTCCCAACAATTTATTTCATTTTCTGTAAATTCCATTGTTACCCAACCTGTTCTAACTAATGGGTAAAATGAATATCTTGCATATTCAGCATATCTAAGAAAACTACCACCTCTGACATACCATCTACGTCTTAATGTTTCTTCATTATCCTTAATAACTAATGAATCCATTGGCTTCACATATAACTGATGATTATGTCCAAGAAAGAACACATCCCCTTCACTATACACAGCTGCCATATTATTTAACTCTAAATCACCATTCTTTGCCCCAGACTTACCATGACCTGTAACAAGATTCCAATTTGACTTACCTATTGTTATCTTAGAATAACCAGGCATCCTAAAATAAGGAACATTTAATTCACTAGATAAGACCTTACATACATCAAAGTCTAATATATTGAAGCTCCTTAAAAAATCATGGTTTCCACCCCTAATGAATAAACATTTTTCTGCAATAGGCTCTACTAACCTAACAAATTCAAGATATTGCTCATCTGGTGGTATCTCTTGACCATTCTGAGAAATTTTATAATGTGGTGGGATTAGTTCTAACAAGTCTCCATTACCAAACCATCTCGCATTATCATCTTTTTCTATCTTTTGAATGGCTTCTTGGAATTTTCTACTGTCAAATTCATTGGCCCCTACATGAATATCAGTTAATCCATGAATCCTTACAGTCTCAGAGCTCTTTAACTTAAATATCTCACCAGGAGATATAGAAGGTCTTTGCTCTACTTCACTTAATATTGGACTGGAAAATGCACTATTACATGAATGGCATTTAAACTGTTGTACAATACTTTTTTGATTATACCTTTTCCCATCTTTCTTCGTATGGGAAGAAGTACAATGAGGACATATCATATTACTCTCCTTCGGATATTTGTTTTTGGTCTCTATTAGCCCCCTCAAGTTGTTCACCAGTGAACCCTTGAAAGACTCCCATTAACCCAACCTCTCGTTGCTTGATTGTTGTCCCAGAGGTACCTACAATTTTACCAAGTTCTTTAGTAGATTGCAAAATGATATTATCATCTTCACTATAATCAGATAAATGTTTCAGTTTAGATAATATATACTCATGGTCAATTCCTAACCCCTTAGCTACATCTAATACCGACTTTTCAATTTCTTTCATTACTCTTTCCTGTTTTAATAATATTGTCGCTTTCTTCCTCGCCTTGTTATCAGACATCTCACTATAAGCTTTCTTATATGCATCTATTGCCCCCATACCTACTACAACATTTGTAGCAAATTCTCTCTCTTTATTAGTAACTTTCTTCCTTGATTTAACTCTATCACCAGTATTCTTTATCGTTTTACTGAATGTATACCTATTAGGGTGGGAACTGAAGTCAGTGTCCATTTGGGTGTTTGGCCGATTGAGGAAGGAACCGACAACAGTTCTTACCCACCCTTTAGCAAATTTATAATTTTTTCTATCATTAGGATGATTGACGTGCTTTGCAACTTTTAATAACTGAACAACTCCTCCATCATCAGCTATCACCCAATCATTCTCATCTGCATCCCTCCAATCAGGTTTTACTACCAGATTAGGATGCTCCTCTCTGAACTCATCTATATCATCATAGACATAATGAGTTACTTTCTTAATCTTTGATGACTTTATTTCTCAATTCCTCTATTTGACTATTCAAATTACCAATCAATAAATCAACCTCTTCAGGTATCATATATATTACTTCATCAATCTCAATTGGGCAAAAACTATCAGATAACTGCCTAAGGATTAACTCCTGTTCCTTTAAAGGTAACTTATCTATTTCTTTGATTAATTCGGCCATTTAGTACTACACCCTTATCTTTTATCCCTGCCCTGCCACCCTCGAATGTAAACTAAAAAATTAATATAATCAAAACTATATTTGACCAAGTGCTCTACTAAAAAAATTATATCATTTTGAAGTGTAACCTTTTTAGACTACTAGCCCGATAGAATCGGGTTTTCGTATATACGATTTTAGTTAAATTTCATTTTTATAGAATTTAATCATAATTAATTAATCAATTAACATAAGGAGAATATTATGTCATTCAATGAACTTAGACTAGAGGCTGTAACTATCCTTCATAACGTCGCTAAGACCATCAAGGATTACCCGTCTCGTGGCAAGTATAACCGTGTCATAGGTGGCTACACCCAGTCACAGAAGGATGTCATGAACAATGCTATCAACGCTGTAAAGAATATCAATGTGATTTCAGATGCATTGTATGGGAAGAATGTCATTACCTTCAAGGAAGATGACGTGGAAGTACCAGCCTTTGGGGTAGCAGACCCAGAGTAGAGGAGCTTTTGCTCCTTTATTACACTACTATATGCTGGCTCTTATAATAAAGAGGTAGAGTTCTTATATTATTCTGAGTCAGTATATAATAGTATATTTAATAAACTTGGTCAATAACAGGAGGAATACAATGTCATTAGTAAGTAAATCCCGAGATTTCTGGTTGTTCATGGATATATATGGTAAGGTAATCAGTGTTAGTACTGAGAAGTATCCAACTCATAAGTTAGCAGTAATGCGAGCTTTCAACAAGTCACGAGGAGGTTAGTGATGAACAAGGTCATACTACAAGAGGGTAATGATAAAATTTGGGAGTCGTGGTATGGCCTGATGTGTCGTGGTGAGAATAAAGTTGGTAACATATTCTACAGGTGGTCTTTCATATTTATGAACAGAAGTTTCCACATAGGCTTCTGTCCTAAGGCTCTTTCATTTTCCATCCAAGTGAGTGATTTATATCATTGGGAGCCAACTGAAGGGCCACCTAAAACTATTTTCTATTATCATAATTAATTGGAGGAATAAATGAGAAATGAACAAGAGATAGGTATGTTAATGGAATCATACAAATGGAATTGGGCAACCAATAGAGTTATTGGTGGTAATCCTTATCTTGAGGGTCTTTATCGTGATTATGTAAGAGCATTGGCTTGGGTGCTAGGTCATGATGATATTTCTCTTAAATGTCCTGACCATTACTATCAAGAAGGATGTCATTCTATGCGTCCTGACAATGAACGAGTTCGTAATGAATATAATAAAATAATGGAAGAACTTGAGGAGGATATGTAATGAGTGATGTAGTAATAACAAGAGATGATTTCATTGCTTTTGCAAAAGTTAGAAGGAGTGGTGAGTATAATATGCTAGATTCAAATGCTAGACATGTGGCTGGTCTTTCTAGAAAGAAATGGCATGAAATTATAAGACAGTATAGTGAATTTGAAAAGAAATATAAACTGGAGGAACAATAAAATGAGTGACATCAAAGTAAAACTAACTGAGAAAGATAGGGACTTCGTCTTTATGAATGTAACCATGCTTAGCAAGGCATTTGTTGAGCTTGCTGCACATGCTAGT